GCGCGGCACTCGACCTCGGCCGTGTCCAATCTCATCCAGGCCGACCAGGTCGGCGAGCCCGAGGGGTTGTCGTCGGTCTGCCGGAACTCGATCCAAGCGTCGGCTTGGCCGCCGTCCTGGTCGCCGTCGAACGAATCCCAATCGTCGATCATTGCCGCAATGTCGTCGATGTTCGAAAGGATCGAGGTGATCGTCGCCGAGATCTTGCTGGTAAGGCGCGCGCGCGTGACGGCGCCGAAGTCGTAGGCGTTCGCGAACGTATAGGTTCCGCTCGCCGCGATCCCGCCGGTCTCGTCGATATTGGTCCCGAGCGCGTCGAGGTCCGTGATGTCGTCCCATAGCTGCGAGTTCGCGAGCTTGAGAACCGAGCCGCCGCCGACCGTGTTCGAGTGCGTGCCGGCGAAACTGGTCTCCTCTGTGACCGGAGATCCCGACAAGGCCGTGAAGCCGTTGACGCTTGCTTGTTTGCTCGAGACCGAGGTCTCGGGCCCTGCGATCCCGGAGCTGTCGACGGCGCGGATCACATAGGTGCCCGCCTTAAGGGGAACATTCGCATAGGACTGCTGCCCCGAGACCGCCTCGCGGATCTGGGTCGAGTTTGCCCATGTGACGCCCGAGGTTGCCGGCGAGTGCCGGAACTCGATCTTGCCGCCTTCGCGCACGTCCAGGTCGGCGGATTGATCCCACGCGAGAACCGCCTGGTTGCCGAGTGGCTGGATCCCGAGACCGGTGATCGCCGCCGGCGGAGCGCCGAGGCCGTAGACCGTGAGCCCGAGCGAGGTCGAGTATTCGCTCGACACTCCGAGCGTGTTGCGCGTCTTGACTCTGAAATCATAGGTTCCGGCGGCGACGTCCTCGATCGTGATCGAGGTTCCCGTGACTGCCGGCAATGGCTGCCAGGTCGACGAGCTCGAGGCCTTGAACTCCGGTATGTAGTCCAGGAAGTAGCCCTCGCCGGCTTCGGACCAGGAAAGAGTCACTCGCGTTTTGACGCCGGAGCCGTCGCGCGTTGAGTAGAGGGATTCGACGATCGCCGGAGCGCCAGGGACCGCGACGACCCAGGGCCGCGGGAGATTGGTCGCCGGCTGTTCGGCGAGGAGCCGCTCCTCGCTCGCGTCCCAATCGTAGACCGCCGAGCTCGTCTCGATCAGCGTCATATCGATAACCATCGCCGGCGCGCCCGAGCTGTCCCGGTCCATGCGGAGCGACCAGCGAGTGATCTCGAACGGTTTCTCGTTCCAGCCCTTGCGCGCGTCGCTGAGGAGGATCACGTCGCCGACCTGAGTGCCTAGCGCGCTGAGCTTAAAGGTGCGCTCGGTGACGATCTGGGAGCGATTCCGATAGAGCTCGATTTTCGCGATCCGTTGGCACATGGCCGCGTTATCCGTGAACGGGAGCTCGACCTCGTTCCAAATCTCCTCTCCGTTGTCCTGGGCGATAAACGTGTCGCTCGAGACATTCGGGAAATCGGTCGTCTGATAGTAGGACGCCGGCCCGCGAAACTTTCCCTTCACGCCGTTAAAGAGATCGCGCCGCGCGCGTCGCGCCTGAGTCTTCGCCGGCCCGCATTGATCGTCCTCGTCGAGCGAGACCGTCGGCGTCTTGTACGCGCCCGCGTAGATCTTCCAGAGGCCGCCCGAGTAGGCGACGCTGCCCGCCATTGCGGAGGCGATCGCCGGGAGCGCGTTCTTCGGCGAGACGTCCGAGTCGATCGTCCCGTTGCAAGTGTATCGCTTTTGAGTTCCGCCCGAGTACGAGATCGGCTCGTCGCAAATGTTGGCCGCCTCGATCACGGAATCCCAATCGATCGCGGTGTCCTCGGCGCCGATCCCATAAGGCCGCTTGATGACGCCGGCGGCGACCAGCATCGGAACCCCCCGGAGATAGTCAGCCAGGCACAAGGCCGGGTTGTCGCTCCACTCCCAGGTCGTCGGATCGTTGATGTCGTGCGCGCCGACGCGCGGGTCGTAGACCTTGCGGCCCTTGACGACGGCCGACATATTCGGCGGCCCGCTCGGAAACTTGTCGTTGTTGTGGGCGAAGGTGCCATGAATGGCGGCGATGCCCTTAAACGAGTCTGAGGCCGTGATGAGGTCAGAGATCCAGGGGATCGCGCGCGCGTTCGCCGGCGGCGCCTGGTCGTAAGTGCCGAGCCGCTTGATGACCCACGCCATACCGCGGAGGCCGCCCGCCGGCGCGCTGCCGCTGGTGCCCTGGGCGCCGCCGATCAGGTTGTAGAACCGCGCTCCATTGGCGGCCGACGTCGTGCCCGACTCCTCGGTGTCGAAGGTGACGACCTCGTCAGCAAACAGAACGTCGCCGATCTCCTCGACCTCGTGGCCGGCGAGCGCGACCGAGATCCAGAGGTAGCGATTGTCGGTCTCCTGCGAGTAGCCGGTCGTCGACATAAAGATAATCGGGCCCGAGACTCGAGTCTGTCCGTATATGATTTGAGCGGCGGCCGCCGGCGACCGGAAGGCGACCGTCTGCCCGCGATCGTTGAGGCTTTTCGGCTTCTCGCGCGTCGACGCGATTATGAGGTTCAAGCCCTGGGAGATCAGAATCGAGACGATGATCTCGGCCGCAATGACGGCGGTCGCGGCGCCGACTCCGATTGCTGTTAAAGCGGCGGCGACGGCCGCGACCACGGGAGGCATGGGCTTAAACCTTCCAGACTGTTTTGAAGTCGCGCGCCGGCAAGAACTCGAGGCCGGAGAGCGAGAGGAACGCGCCGCGCGCGCCGAGGGACACTCCGAGAGCGTCTTGCGCGAGAACCAGGTCGCCCCGGCCGGCGAACTTTGGCCCGAGCGGATCCGGAGCGCCGAACAATCTCGTTCCGAGATCCTCGAGACTCTTGCATCCAAGCCGGACAATGAGCTCGAGCGCCTCGCGCTCCGTCTTGTAGGTCCCGCGCCACTCCGCGATCGGATCCTCGCCGGTGACGAGCGCGCGCCAATTGGCGGCGAATGTCACGCAATCCAGAGAGCCCCATTCGAACGCGCGCGACTTCGTGCTCTCGACATAGGCGTCGAGAAGCGTCGGCCAGTGCTGAGACCTCATATCTGAGATGCGACCGGAGCGGTGCCGGCGCCAGCCGTGCCCCAGGTGATGTTTCGATCCTGCATCGAAGGGATGTAACGCAAGCTGCGGTCGCCCTCGAAAATCCGCTGCTGGTCCTGGTCGGTATAGAACCGCGCCCGGAGGCGATCGAGGTCGGCGAGGTTGCTCTCGGCCGAGACCTGGATCGTCGCCGTCTCGCCCGAGTCGGCGTCGCCGATCGTGTCCATCCTGCCGGCGAAGATCTGCACGGGATCCGCCAGGACCGCGCCGGTCGTGACGTTCAGGAGGCCGAGCCAAATGCGAACCGGCCGCCCTTGGCTAAAGTCGCCGTAAGCGATCGAGACGAGCTCGGAGGGGACGCCCGAGAGCGTGATCGACGCGGCCGTCGCCTCGACCGCCTTCGTCTCCTCGATGCTCGAGACCTCGAGGAGCTGCCCGCCGCCCGTCCAGGTCTGCCCATTCCATGAGATCGGCCCGACGCCCGACCAGAAACGAATGAAGCCCGACGCAAAATCCAACTCGACAAACAGGACCGGCGCGAGCTGCGCTTGTGCGAGCTCGGCCTGGGTAGGTGCTGCGATCGTGCGGCTCATTCAAATTGCCTCGATGAATTGAAGCGAAAGCCCGTATCGGAATGGTTCGAATTGCAGAGAGACCGAAGGCGCCGCGAGCCTGAAAACGCCCCGAGGGCTCGAGGTGACGATCGCCGAGCCGGAGGTCGTCGCCGTCCGGAGGCGCGGCCATATGTCGAGCGTCGCCTCGCCGGCGCCGTCGGCGGTCGCGTCCTGCGTGACCATGTAGAGGCGCGCGGTCGAGCCGTCGCCGATCTGGAAAAAGTCGCCGGCGCGAACGACGGCGTTCGCCGGGAGGCCGCCGACCGCGAGCTCTTGCCCGGTCTGCCCGTCGCCGTTGATAACCGGAGCCGAGCCCCAATTGCCGCGCGGCTGCTTCATCAAAGGGTTGCCATAGAGGAACCGGCCGTATTGGCCGCGGAGCGCGAGGAGCTGCGAAAGCCAATCGCGCGCGTCGAGCTCGCCCATAGGCGGAAGGTCGATCGAGATCGTCCACATCTGCCCTTGATTCAATTGGACCTGTTGCGCGGCCGTCCAGGGCGATTGAGTCATAGCCGAGAAGCTCGCCGGCTCGATCGCGAACCGCGACGGCGCCGGCCTGTTCGGGAGAGTGAGCGGATAGGTGATTGCCATTAGAAGGCCCCCGAGAGCGCGTTGCGCCGCTGCTTGTCGACCATGACGCGCGGAATGCGCTTAATAAGCTCGGCGTCCCGCTGGTTGAGCATGGCTTGCAGCTCGGCGCGGTTGGTGCCTGGTGCTGCGTTGACCGTCGAGTTGATCGTGAGACCGCCGCCGCCCATCTTGCCGCGCGGGACGATCGTCCCCGGAACGCGCGGGACAAAGACCTCGGGACCGCTCTCGCCGACCCGGTACGCGCTGCCGGCGTGAACCGCGCCGCCTAGCGCCTTGCCGCCGGAGAGGATCGAGCCGATCCCGCCGGAGACCGCGCCGGCGATCTGGTCGAAAACCATCTTTTGGAAAATCATGCGCGCGAGGTCTTGCGCCAGGCCTTTGAAAACGTCCGAGAGCTCCTCGCCCTCGACGATCGCCCGCTCGAACGCGGAGGCGACCGCCTCGCCGGCGGAGTCCTTCATCTCCTGCCAGCGTGCGCCGGCCTCGGCTGCTGCCGCCTCGGCCTGCGCCGCCGCCTCTTGCGCCGCCGCCATATCGTGGATTTGCGCCGTCAAGAATGCGATTTGCTCGCCGCGCTCCGAGTCGATCGTGACGCCGGCGCGCGCGAGGTTGTTCCGGAGCTGCTCGGTGTAGGCCGCCGCCGCCTCCGATCTGCCGAGCTGCTCGATCTGGAAATTCAGCTCCTCGACCGCCTCGGCGTATTGGCGCGCCGCTTGTTCTGCCTCGCGCTTCTCGCGCGCCTCGCCTTTGTCGCCGGCGCCGCCGCCGACCTTGACCTTGCCGGCGCCGAGCCTGTCGGCCTTCGCTATGTCGTTAAGCGAGATCCCGCGCTTCCCGTGCTTTGCCGAGGAGTGCGCGCGCTCGTTCGCCTTGCCCTGCTTTGCGGTCGGATCCAGACCGTCGCCGAGAAAGGCGTCGGCCATGTCGAACGACTTCGCGAGCGTGATCGCGTCGCCGAGCATGGCAACAAAGCCGGCCATTGAGTTAGCGAGCACGCCGATCGCGTCGGCGATGCCGCGCAAGCCGGCAATAAATGAGGGGTCTTTGACCGTGTCGGCAAACTCGACGATCTTGCTCGAGAGCGTCCCGGTCGCGCCGGTCGACTCATTCATCTTGCCGATCGTCTCGGCGAGCGCGTTTTGCAAAACGGTCATGGCGTCGCCGACCGTCACGGCCATTCCGTCGAACTCTTTCTGGATCACCCCAGCCTGAGACTCGAGAGCGCGAATGACAATATCGCTCGTGAGCTTGCCTTGAAACGCCAGCTCGCGGAGCGCGCCGAGCGGCACTCCGATCCCGTCCGCGAGAGCCTTCGCGGCCCGGCCGCCGTTCTCCATAAGAGACCGGAATTCATCGCCCCGGAGCTGCCCGGATCCGAGGGCCTGAGAGAGCTGCAAGATCGCCGACTCGGCCTCGGCGGTTGTGGCGCCGGAGACCTTGAGAGCCTGAGAGAGCGTCTCGGCGAACCCGATTAGCCTCTCCTGGGAGAGCCCGAGCTCGTCAGCGGATCTGCCCACTCGAGCGTAGATCGTGCCGATCGCTGCAAAGTCGGTGCGCGTGCGGTTCGCGACGTCCATCAAGCGTTGCTGAACGCGCGCCGCCTCCTCGCTCGAGTCCGTGACGAGCCTTATCCTTGACCGCATGTTGGTCATGGCGTCGGCGAGGCCGATCGTCGAGCGCGTGACGTTGCCGAAGGCGATCGCGGCGAAAGCCGTCTTAGCCAGGTTGGCCGCGCCCGAGATCGACTTAAGGCTCGAGTTGATCTTTGCCGAGGAGCTGCGAACCGTGCTCTCGAGTTTCGAGAATTGGCTCGTGACCTGTGAGACCTTGCCCGTTAGGTCCCGGATGTCGGCTTGCAGCTTGATGACAATATCGTCGTTAGCCATCGTTGCTCGAACCTCTCCCGACTAGCCGCATCAGCTCGTCGTGTTCTTCTTGCGTCGGAAACTCGTCAGGCCTTACGCCCGCTTGCGCTTGCTGCATTTCAGCGAAGCCCTCCATTGCGAGAAAGGCTTCGTTTAGACTCATGTCGCGAACCTGGTCCGGAGTGAACCGGAGCATTCCGCACATCACAGAAAAGATCCGGCGGAAGTCGATGCGGTCGTCGTCCGGGCCTACGCGGCGGCGACCGCGTCGGCGTTTCCCGACTTCGTGTCCGTGAGAACCGCCGTCAAGATCTGGGCGCACGCAATGATCGAAGGGCCGAGGCCGGCCTCCTCGATGATCTCGCGCGCGCGGATCTTGCCGATCGAGGCCGAGCCGTTCTTGATCGCTTGCCCCAGGATCGAGGAGAGGTGCGAGATCTTCGCGTCGGAGCCGAGCGCGTTCAGAACCGAGAGGATACCGAGCCCGGTCTCGCTCTCGATCTCCTCGAGCTCGCCGATGCCGATTCGGAGCTTGTAGGTCTTGCCGGCGAGATCCGCCTCGATCTCGCCGCGGAGTGGTTTCACCATGTGGCTTAGTCTTCCTTCGCGAGCTTGAACGCGCCGGCCGTGACCGAGGTCACGCTCGAATAGTTCAGCGTCACATTGCCCGAGGTGTTGATGTAGGCGCGCGAGAACGGGCCGATCAGTTTGCGCGCGCCGTTCGCGACGGCGACCACGATGTCGGCGACCGTGAGCGAGCCGACGCCCGGGACGACTACGCTCGTCTGTTGCGCCGGAACCGTGACGTTGATCGACGAGCCGCCGCCGTTGGAGACCTCGACGTATGTCCGCGAGGTGCCGTCGTCGGCGACCGTGTCGCCGTTCGCGGCCGACGTGAGCGAGGGAACGATCCCCGTGTCGACGACCGTCTGAATGCTGAGTGCTGCCATTTCCTGAGTCCTTCAATGGAAGGTTGAGACAAGCGGCGATTAAGCCGCGGTAAAGACGACCTCGCCGGCCGACTCGAGCGTCGCCGTGAACTCAAGCGCGCCGTTGTACTCGCCGGCCATTTCAAAGCCGGAGATCTGGAACGCGCCGGTATAGGTGCCGAGCGCCGGGTGCGTGATCTTGAAATTGCGGATCGTGCCGGCGAGCATGAGCGTGTTGACCTGGTTGATATAAACGCCGTCGTCGAACAAGCCGGCGAAAGAGATCTCCATCGACTTCACTCCGGCGTTTGCCAGGAGCTCGCGCCACTGGTTCGCCGAGTCCGCAGTCGTGACGTCGACGGCCTCGTTCGCGATCTTGAGCGACTTCGTGCGGATGCTCGCTATTGTGGAGTAGGAACCCGAGCCCGTGGTGTCGAGTTGCAGGGCCAAAGTGCGCCCGAGTTGTGCTGCCATGATTTAAGCCCCTTCTGGTTAGCTGGTTTGCAAAAGACCGGCGAACCTCACAGTCGCGTGATAGGTCTCGCCGTCTGCCTCTTTCGCGGTGTCGTGCGCCGCGTATTCCATGTTGACGATATAGCCGGCGGTCGCCGGCAATGACTGCCGATGCAAAGCCGCGTAGATCTGCCCCACGATCTCGAGGCATTCCTTTCGGCCTGGCGCGCGTGACCACGCATGGATCACGATCTCGACGTCGAACAAATCCGAGTCGCTGGTCCCGTTGAACTCTCCCGACTGTTCGCCGATCGAGACGCGCGGGAACGCCGTCGACGTCGTCTCGGCTTCGTGCGGCGTGTCGTCGAAGATCCGCGCGCCAACGATCGCTGTGAGCCCGGGCGCTCCCATTAGCGCCTTGTAAACGGCCGCCTGTAACGCTGCGAAAGCGAGCATCGGTTTATTTCCTGCGGATCTTTGTTGCGAGAACGCGAGACGTTGCGCCCTCGACCGAGGCGCGAACCTTGTCGGCCCGGCCTTGCATCAGTTTCGAAAACAAAGGCCGCGCCTTGACCGGTCGCGAGCCGCCGATGCCACGATCGAGCATCCGGAAAATGTTCGGGTAAATGATCCGCGCGCCCGGCTTCTCTTTGCGGTTCCATTTTTTGGCTTTGATCCGGTCGCGGTTCTCGCCGGTACGCTTGGCCGGCGCCTCGCCTGGTGCCGATGCTTGCCACCGGTAAAACTGCCCGCTCCTGGTCTTGCCGCGATAGGTGCGGCCCGACTTCGGCGCGTCGATCGCCGCCTGGGCCTCGGCGACCAGCGTCTTAGCCTCGGCGATCATTGTGTCGCGGAGCTCTTTCTCGATCTCCGGAATGATGCGCTTAACGCGCGCCTTGGTTTTCGAGATCCCCGAGATCGTGACCGACGCGCCGGCCATTAGCTCGGCGCGCCTTCTTCGCACATGATCTCGAGCCAGCGACCATTCTCCATGAGCTCGCGCGTCCCGAGGATCGCGAGGATCCGGCCCTGGTAATTGACTCGCATGGCAGTCGTGACGCCGGCGCGAAAGCGAACCGTAACGCGGTGCGTCAGCCGGTGCACATTCTGGTCGGCCGCGACGATCTCCCGGCCGGTCTGCGGCTCGAGCTTTGCCCAGCACTCGTAAAGCGTCGTCCAGGTCTCGGAGACCGCGCCGCCCGCGCCGTCGCTGCTGCCGCGCGTCTTTCGCTCGATCGCGATCCGGTGCCGGCATTGCCCGATTGAGATCATACGCGCACGTCTCGATATTGGCCGAGCATGAGCTCCGCCGTCGCCGGCATGTCGGCGGCAACGTCGCCGCGGTTCTCGTAGAGGTGCGCGACGATCAGGAGGATCGCTTGCCGGATGTCTTGCGGGATAGCTGCCGGCGCCGCGCCGTAGCCGGCGACGAAGTTAATCACGATCCCGTTGGCAACGCGGTCGACCGTCGGCCAGCTCGAGTTCGAGCGCAAGACGACGCGGCCCGGCTTGCTTATGAGGTCGACATAGTAGTTCGACGAAGCGAACGTGGTCGCGGCGTCGCTGTCGTTGTAGGTGACGACCGACGAGATCCCTTGAAGCGGCGCCTTGGGAATCTCGACGTAGTTCTCACAAGGCCACTCGTCCAGGTACATAACCCACGACTGAGTGATGAACACTTGGCGAGTGTACTGTTCCGCCATGATCCGCGCGGCCGTAATGAGCGCCGCGACGTAAGAGTTATCGGCGGCGTCGTCGACGCGACAATGCACGCGCGCCTCTGCAATGCTTACAGGCTCGACCGTCGGAGGCGATGCCAGCGAGAGGCGGAAGGGGGGCCTATTCATCTTGAACCCTGAGATTGCCGTCCATTTCGAGTTTCTGCCCGTCGCTGTCGATCACTTTCGCGGTGATCTTGTAGGTCGTGCCCGAGTTGCCGCCGGCAAACATGGCTTGAACGTATGTGCCGGAGACCGAGGGGCTCGAGATTGTGAGGCCGGCGCCGTCGGAGACGACCGAGACGACGCTCGCAAGCGTCGCGCCCGAGTCCATCTTGCCGGAGAAGTCGAATTGAAAAATCCGCTCCTCGTAGCTTTGCTTTGTCAGCGTTTGCAGCATTGTTTATCCCTTTAGGCCGCCCACTCGCGCACGTCTGCCGGCGCCGTCCACACTCGCAGCTCAGTCTCGGCGGTCCATCGCTCCGCGTTCGGAACAAAGTCCAGGACCGAGCTCGAGGTCGCCGAGGCCGAACCGGCCGCCGATCCCGCCGCCGCGTGCGTTGAACGCCCGACGCCGGAGGCCGATCCTGTCCCCGCTGCTGTGCCGGCGGCCCCGTTCGTCGAGCGACCGACGGCCGAGGCCGTTGCGACGCCGTTCGAGACTGCGGTCCCGCCGACCAGGCGCAAGCCGACGGCGGAGACCGAGGCCGCGCCGGCGGAAGATCCCGCCGCCGATTTGGTCGCGGCGCCAGAGCCGGAAGCCGCGCCGACGCCGGCCGAGGTGCCCGAGGCTGCTGCCCTGGGCGCGCCTGTGCCGGCGACGACCGCAAGCCCGGCCGATGATCCGGCCGCCGCGTTCGTGGATCGACCGACGGCCGATGTTGATGCAATGCCGGCGGAGCTGCCGGAGGCCGAGGAGACCGAGCCCGTCGACGAGCTGCCCAAGACCGTGGCGACGCCCGCCGAGGATCCGGCGGCGGCGTTCGTTGATCTGCCGACCGCCGAGGCGGCGCCGGTGCCGGAGCTCGTGCCCGCTGCTGCGAACCGAGGAGCCCCGACGGCCGTCGCCGCGCCCGTTCCCGAGCTCGAACCAACGGCCGCCGAAGTGCCCGCCCCTGCCCCGGAGACCGAAGCCGCGCCGGCCGAGGATCCGGCCGCCGCATTTGTGGAACGGCCGACGGCCGAGGCCGCGCCGATTCCCGAAACTGTTCCGGCGGCCGCGTTCGTTGAACGTCCGACCGCGCTCGCCGAGGCGACGCCCGCGCTCGAGCCCGCGCCCGAGCCGATCGAGCCGGCCGAAGAAAATCCAGAGGCCGAAGCCGCGCCGGCGGCCGAGCCCGCTGCGGCGGCGGTCGAAGCCCCGACGCCGGAAGCCGCGCCAGTGCCCGAGGCGGAAGCCGTGGCGGCGTTTGTCGATCGACCGACCGCAGAGGCCGCGCCGATGCCAGAGGCCGACCCTGCCGCTCCTATGACGCCGGAGCCGACGGCCGAAGCCGCGCCGACGCCGGCGACCGTGCCGGCTGCTGCCCTGGTCGAGATCCCGACGGCCGAGGCCGCCGCGACGCCCGCGCTTGAGCCGGTAGATGCGAACCGAGGGGCGCCGACCGCCGAAGCCGTGGCAACGCCCGCCGAGCTCGCGCTCGAGGCCGCCGTCGATCGACCGACGCCGGAGGCGGTTGCAACGCCGGCGGAGGTGCCGACGGCCGAACCGGTCGAGGCCGAGCTGCCGACCCCAGAGACCGACGCGACGCCCGCGCTCGAGCCCGCTGCGGCCGCTGTTGCAGCGCCGACGGCCGAGGCCGTGCCCGATGCGCTCGCCGTAGCCGCTGCGGCGGCCCGTGGGGCGCCTGTTGCGGAAGCGGTGGCAACGCCAGCCGCCGAACCTGTTGCGGCCGTCCTGGGCGCGCCCGCGCCCGAGGCGGCGCCGGTGCCGGCGGAGGTGCCCGAGGCGGCAAAGCGTGGAGCGCCGACCGCCGAGACTGAGGCCGCGCCCGCGCTCGAGCCGGCCGAAGCAAAGCGAGGAGCGCCGACGGCCGAGGCGGTTGCGACGCCGGCAGAGCTTGCCGCCGATGCGTTTGTCGATCGTCCGACGCCCGAGGCCGCGCCGAGGCCGGCAGAGGATCCGACGGCCGAGGAGATCGAGAACGACGAGCCGACGGCCGAAGCTGTGGCGACGCCCGACGAGCTGCCGGCGGCGGCGAAACGCGGAGCGCCGACGCCCGAAGCCGAGGCGACGCCCGCCGACGAGCCCGCGCCCGAGTTGATCGTGCCGGCTGCCGCCAGGGCGGCCGCGGCTTCAAGAGGCGTAAACCAAAGAGACAAGGCCGCCCCCTAAGCGTTAGGCGATTTTACGGATCGACCATTCGATGGCGCGGCTGTTCGTTCCGCCGGTGCATGTCAGCGTGAAGTCGAAACCGTGCATCAGCGTGAGCGCCGGAAAACACCAATTCGGATCCGTCTGGGCGCCGACCAGCGTGTGCGAGAGAACGACGCGGCGCGTGCTCGCCGAGCGAACCTTTTCGTAGACCTTGACGACGTAGGTGTCGCCCGAGGCCATAGCGTTCAGGTCGAGAAAGAGCTGGTAGACTCCGTCGTCGGTCTGGTTCGCGAGCGTCGTCGAGTTGTTCGTGAGGCTGTACTCGGTGCCCCATGAACTGTTTGTGTTTGCAAATGGTTCGGAGATTGCCATTTCTTATTGCTTCCAGAAACAAATGACCGCGCCGTGCGTTCCGACGGTGTCGCCCGATGCCGCGCCGGCGCCGCCGCGCGCGTATGAGACCCCTTGCAAAAGATTGATCGCAGTTTCCTCTCCCGGGAGGCCGCCGTCGCCGTAGGTCGGCCCGCCGGCGTCGTACTCGGTGCCGTCGGTGCCGGGGGTGTTGGTGTCGCCGCCGGAGGCCGTGCCGCCCACTCCGCCGGAGACCGTGCCGCCGCGCGCGCCGCCGAAGCCCTTGAGCTCCGTGATCGCCGATCCGTTCAAGGTTCCGTTGACTGTCGTGTTTCCGCCCGCACTGCCGGCGACCGATTGGCCGACCGAGATCGTTAGGGTCGTTCCCCACTCCGCGGCGAGGAGCGGATAAAGCCTGTAAGCAATCCCGCCGCCGCCGCCGCCGCCTCGGCGCGCTGGGCCGCCGGCGCCGACCGACCAGATCTCGACTTGAGAAAACCCGCCCGGGATCGTGATCGACGTTCCGCTGTCGAAGATCTCTAGAAGCTCCATTGCGGTTCCGGTCGGCATTGGTCGCTATCTCCTGTAACCGTAAAGCATGATTTTCAAGGCGTGAAAGTTGTTCGCCGCGTTGCCGGATCCGCTCGCGCCCGCTGTGAGGTACATGCGAATCCGGTTTCCCCGCGACCATTGCGTGTGCGATGCGTGAGGCGAGACGATGCTCGAGTAGAGATTGCCGGCGCCCGTTGCGACCGTTGCGTTCGACGTGTTGATCGTCGTCGTGTTGTTGAAAACCGAGTCGCCCTCTCGCAAGATATTGATCCCGGCCGCGGCGCCCGCTGCCGGCCGGCCCGAGACCGTCGACCGGATTCCGGTGCAGAACCAGTTAAATGGCCAGCGAATGTCAATCTTCGGGACCGTCGTGTTCGGCGTAAAGTTTGCGACTGTTGCGTGATCGAGCCCGAGCCCGCTTGTCGAGAAGATAAAGCACTCCTCTTGAGCGTGCCTCGCGAGCTGGGTCCGAACGGCGCGGCCGTCGGATGCGTCGTAGAATACGATTCTGTCGTTGGCGCCGTCGCCGTTCGTGATCGTTTGAATGCCGGCGATGCCGTGAAGCGAGGGCGAGAAAAGGGGCATGGGTCAGCTCGTAAACAAGAGGTCGCCCCAGGTGGATCCGATCGCGCCGCCGCTGGGAGCGACCACGCAAAAGAAACCAATTTTTTTCGGCGACGAAACCGACGGGGTCGTCAGCGTGTCGTCGAAGATCCGCGTCGTCGTGTTGGCGATCGTCATAACCGCGCTCGCCGTCGTCGTGCCGTCCACGATAGAGGCGTTGTCGGTCTCGTTGTGAAAGTCAAAGCTCGGCTCGGTGCCGCTCGCCTGAGTGACGGAGCTCGTCACTTGAACCTCGAGCGCGGTGATCCCGAACGGTGTCGGGAGAGCGTCCTTTGAGGTCGTCGAGGCGGTCGGCGATGTGTTCACGCCCGAGGCGTTGAAAAGCCACAACAAAGCATAGGGAACGTCCGTCAGGATCGACGAGTAGCCGAACGTGAAGCCCGCGCGCTGAAAGATAAGCCGGTCGTTCGTCGCGTCGACCGCCGCCGCCGTTTGGAGCTTTGCGATCTGGTCGCCGAAGTTGTCCCAAAGGGGCATAGGCTCACGTCCTATAAAACAGAATATGAAGCCAGGGAGCGCGAACCGCGGAGTTGACTGCCTGGATATGAAAGCGGAGCTCGTCCATCTCGGCGACTGTCGTCGTCGTCGGAACCTCTGAGTTGACGCGCGAGCCGCTCGAGAGAGTGATGCTCGTATTCAGACCCGAGCCGCCGGTCCAAAGGCTTAGGCTGTTCTTGTGGATGTCGAAAACCGTGTTGCCGGAGCCGGCGACCTCGCACGAAGCATAGACCCGGTCGATCGTGATCGCCCAGGGCGAGCGAATGACGCGCCGCGGCGTGGTGTTCGTCGTGACTGCCGGCGCGACCGTCCTCGACGAGAACATAGGAAGCGAGATCAGGTCTAGCGACCGCATGTTTTTCAGGAGAACTTTCGAGATCACGGCGTCGCTTGCGTCGAACATAGGCGCAAAGTCGGCGTTGGGATCGTAGGCCGAGACGCTCGGAAGCGCCTCGACCTGCCGGCGGAGATTGTCCCAGAGGGGCAAGGCTTAATCCTCGGTGATCGCTGTCGCGGTCGTAAGGCGAGGAGTGACGCCCGTCGATACGCTGATATTTGGCGTAACGGTGCCCTTGTAGAGAAGCTTTCCGGTGCCGCTCGAGGCCGTACCGACGCCGAAGTGTGTAATGGTCGACGTCGATCCGGTACAAGCCGGAAAGTCGATGTTTGCGGCCGGCGAGACCGAGTTGGCCGTGACCGTCCAGCCTCCCGACGTGCGCGCAACGGCGACGCGTGCATATGAGGTGTAAGCCGTCTCGCTGGTCGTCTGGCTGCCCGAGTCGCCCGGGTCGGCCGTGTGCAACGAAACATAGAGGTTTGTCAGCGGCGAGGAGGCCGCGTTGTCCGCGATATTGGCGATCGCGGTCGCCTGAAAGGTCAGCTTTAGCAAGTCGTTTTCGAAGGTGTCGCCTTTGGACATTTGGGAATCCCCGCGTGAGGTCGAAAAGAAAAAGGGCGCCGATCGCTCGGCGCCCCGTGGGTGTCAGTTTGTCAGGCCGTTAGGCCGGCGGGTTGGCTGCCGGCGTGTTCAGCGGCTCCATGACGGCGAGCGCCGAGAGGAGCGCGGCCGAGGCGTTCGCGACCGGCGTGATCGTCAACCGAACGTAACGCTTGTCGCCGCGATAGCCGATTTTGCGGCACTCGTTGTCGTCGTCGAACTGGAAGGCCGCGAGGACCTCGGTCCCGTTCAGCATGTCGTCGGGAACCGCGGCCGCGTCGGAGAGGTTCGAGACGTCGCCGTGCTCGACCAGGACCGTGAAGGTCGCGTCGGCGTCGGCGATCGAGCCCGTCGCAATGGCGAACACCAGGGACTTGTGTCCCTGCATGTCGATGATCTGTGAGACCTGGGCCGTCGTGTCGGCGACCGAGACCGGAGAAATCGCGCGCTTAAGCGTGATCTTGTTGTGAAGGTCGAAAAGCATTTTGGAAAATCTCCAAAGAGGAAAGAGCGAAAAAGGCGCCGCGGTCTTGCGGCGCCCTCGGTGTCAGTGGTCGGCCTCTATTACGAGGTCGCGATCTTCATCAGCTTGATCGCCTCGAAATTCTGAATGCCGCCGCCGACGCGGCGAGTCGTCCAGAATTTCACGTAAGGCTTCGCGGTGAGGTTGTCGCGTACGACGACGGTCCCGCGGCGATCGACGATCACATAGGCGCGACGGAAGTCGGCGAAGGCGATCGGGTAGGCGTTCGAGCCGACGTCGGGCATGAAGTCGTCAGTGTTGACCGGGTAGCCGAGAAGCACTCCGACCTGTCCAGCCTGGAGACCAGGCTGCCAGATATAGAGCCCCTGCCCGTCCTTGAACTTGCGGATTGCTGCAAGCGTGAGGTCGTTCATCAGCCAGTTGGCGCCGCCGCGGTACTGACGCTTGAGAGCGTGCACCAGGTCGACGAGAGCGTCGCTCGGGTTGCTCGAGGCAAAGCTCGAGGCGCCGCCCGAAGCGGTGTAACCGACGCTGCCCCAGGCATAGGAGGCATTCGCGACCGCGGTGTAGGAGAGAATGCCCTGCGGGCGATTGATGCCCGAGCCCGAGATAAAGGCTTGGGACTCCTGTTCGGCGAACGTCAAGCCGACTTCGTCAGCGAGCCAGGATTCGACGTTCTGAGCCGAGTCCTCGAGGAGCTGCACGGTCGCGCGCGGTTCGGCCCAGAGGAGACCAGGAACGAACTCGAGCTCTTTCAGTGCCGGCGTGCCGGTCTCGCTCGGCGCGGTCGTTTCAGAACCCCAGCCGCCGGCGGAAGCGCCGGAGGTCGTGGCGAGCTTCTTGTATGAAGCAACGCCGATCGGGCGAACCGTGGCGAGCTGCCGAAGGCTGCCCTGCGAGGAGACGACGCGGTCGATCGCCGAGTCCATCTCGGAGGGGCAGAGATAGCCGCCGTCCGGATCCGAGCCGGCGGCGAGCGCCTTGTATTCGGATTCCGATAGCGCCCGCTGGTCTTTCCGCATGAACGCGCCGAAGGCCGAGCGGTATTCGCTGTACTGGTCAGCCGTGAAGGCGACCGGCTGCCGGTTGTTCTTCTGGGAGTGCGAAGCAAGCGCGACGTTGAACGCTTTCAGCTCGGCGTCAGGCAGTGCGCCGTCGCCGCGACCCGGGCGATTGAGCTTCTTTTCCATCTCGTCGAGCCGCTTCTTGTACTCGCGGCCGATCTCGGACAATTCCGCGTTGATCTTGTCGAGCTTCTGCTCGGTCAGAGGGTCGGCGGCGCCGCGCTTCTCGATTTCAGCGAGTCGAGCGTCGTTCGTGCTCTTGAATTCTTCCCATGCCTTGCCCTGCTTGGCGATGAGATCCAAAATTTCGTTTTCCATTGGTGCTTTGCCCTATTTGGAGGAGAGAATTGCGATCGTGCGACGGATCTCGTCTGCGATCGCGGCCTGTGCGTCGTCCTCCTCTCGAGGTTCCGAGCTTTTGAAGCCCCGCGAGGCGATTGCCTTCGCGGCGCCATGCGAAAACCGTCCCACATCCCGTAGAAAGGCCTCGAAATCGCGTATTGTTTTGATCGTTTCGGCGCTCTTGACGCTCGAAACGCGAGCTTTTGAGTTGGCCGGCATGGTCACGACCGAGACCTCGAAAAGGTCGATTTTCTTGATCGTGCGGCGCGGTTCGGTCGGTTTGGTGCCCATTCCGGCCTCTTTCACGCGAAAACCGATCGAGAGACCGTTGATTGCCGGCTTCGGGTCCATCTTCATCAGCTCGTAGACCTCGGCGCCGCGCCTGGTCTTGGTTGCGAGCGTGCCCTCGACGACGAGACCTTTCTCGTCCTCGACCATGTTCGACCAGACTCCGATCGGGAGATCGTCCTCGGGGGATCCGCCCCAGCCGCCGGAGCCGTGATTGAGAAGCATGGGAGGGAAAAACCCTCGCTGGTTCCACTCGGCGAGCGTTTCCTTAAACGCGCCTTTCTTGATGACGTCGCCGTATGCGTCGACGTTCCCGAAAAACGCGCCGTAGCCCGTGAACGTGCCCTCGGCCCCGCTCTTGTCGACCTTGAACTCGAAATCCAGCCCCAATTTTTCCATTTTAAGCCCCTGCGTTCGCCGGCGTAGTCGGTGCCGGGTTTGTCGCGACCGGCAATTTGTCGCCGCCCTCGATAGGATTGAGCTCCTCGAGCTCGCGAATTTCGTTCGGTGTGAGCCAAGCCGGAGAGCCGCCGGAGCCGAGCGCCTTTGAGTAGAACTCGGCGCGGTCTGCTGCGGCGCCTCTCAAAAGGCCATTGGCGATAAATTTCGGGTAGTAGCCGGCCGCGAGATCTTGCTCGGAGAGCAATTGCGCCGCGATGCTTTGCTCGAGCCGCTCGTACCAGGGCGAAAGCGTATAAACGACGTGCGCGAGGAACATTTGCTCGGCCGACGCGTAGGTCGAGGCCTTGTCGGAATATCCGGCCATGATCGGCATGACGCGGAACGCGCGGCAGACTTCCTCAATCTGAAAACGACGAGTCTCGAGGTGCTGCGAGTCGACTCCTGAAACGGTGTAAGGCGTAAATTTCGCGTCGCGGTCGAGGATCATTGTCGAGTAAGCGTTTTCGGCGCCGGCGTGGTTCTCCTCGACCCAGTTCTGCAATTTCGAGTGCTGTTCGTCGGTCAATCGGCCCGAGACTGAGATCGCGCCGCCTGGGCGAGCCCCGTTCTTGTGCATCCTCGAGTGCGATTCCTCGGTCGCGATCGACAATCCGATCGCCTCTTTCGCGAGCTGCACGGCGCCGAGGCCTTTGATCGAGTCCCAACTCGGCCCTTTGACGTGCCAAATATCGCCGGCGGCGTATGTCTCGAGAGCGCCAGAGGGCGCCCGAAACTCGAAACGCTTCGCTTGCGCGTCGGCGTCCCATACGACTTTGACTTTCGAGGGGTCCATAGGGACCAATTCGACGACTTGGCCGTTCACTCGGTTGATGAAAGCGTAAAAGTCGCCGGCGAGCGTCGCGTGCATCATCAGAGTCTCGCGAAACTCAAAGCTCGTCTGATAGTCGTTCGGCTTGCTGTGCAAGACCGCGTAGAGAGGATGATCCGGCGCCGGCCGCCTGGATCCCGTCGAGCTGTCGGCCCGAAAGATCTTAAGCGGAACCTGTGCGACGCCGTCGGCGAGGCAACGCACGCACGCCAGGACCGCCGAGGTCTGCAACGCCGTGTCGATGTTGACCTCGCGGCCGCTTTTCGACCTGGTGCCGGTGGTGATAGAGCGCAAGAGATCGAGCGAGCTCGCCTTTTGCTCGCGCCCCAATAGCCTCGACCAAAAACCCATTGAAAGCGCCTCTAGTTGTTGTCGCCAGGTCTTGCGCCGGCGCCCCGATCCCAGAATGAGCGCCCTTGCCCTTCGGGATTTTTCGCCATGAGCGCGACCGCGTTAAACGTCGCCATGAGCGGATCGATTTTTCCCGCTCCACTCGTCGCCTTCGTAATCAAAATCGCATTTCCTCGAGGCTCGACGATCGCGTGCCCGACCGACCAGGCCATGAGGCCCGAGCCCGAGTGCCAAAGTGTCCCCGCGGCGAGCCTTCGCGCCGTGGTCTTGATCGTGTTCGCGAGCTTCCAGCCCTGCCCGATGCCGACGATCCGGTCGGGATTCGGAAGCAATCCCGCCTGTTCGAGCCCGTCCATGATCTCCGTGATGCCGATCACGTCGACGCCGATCGCGCCTTTCTCCGGCATTTTGCCCGAGTCCTCGATCGTTTGGATGATCGAGACCAGCTCCTCGACGTCGTCGCCCGGCGTCTCGTAGATCGTGACGTTGCCGGCGCGTTCGAAGTCTCTTAGCGCCGGCGCAATCTGCGTGTGCCTGTCCAGGATCTTCCTGTGGGCCCATGCGTGAGTCCAGAGGAGCCAATCGCGCGAGAGCATGTCTCGGCCCATGACGGCGAGCCCTAGAAGGTCCTCGAGGCCTCCGCCGTCGATCCCGACGACGACAAGATCGGAGCGGTCGAGGAGCGTCTCGAGATCCGCGAGGGCCTCGTCGCCTTGCTCGAGCCAGTAGTCCGCGCCTTCCCACCTGGTCGACCGGAGCGCGAGCCCGATCTCGATGTTAAAATGTTGCGAGGCAAAGAGCGCGAGAGCCTCCGGCCCTGCCCGCTCCGCCTTCGCCAGCTCGTCGCCGAGGAACGCCCGGTCGACCGAGCGCCCGAGGTTCGGATTCACGATGTCCCAATTCTCCGGGAGCTTCCACGCGCCCGAGCTTTGCATCTCGTCCGGGAGCTCGTAGAGGATCGCCAGGACCGGCCGCTTGACCTTGCCGTCGCGAACTTCGCGCGCCGCGTCGAGCTCGCTTTTGAACACTCCGGCCGGCGGGTCTTTCGACTGCGTCGTGATTTGCAGCAAGAAACCGTCGGGACGTGACGCCAGGGCGCCGCGGATCTCGATGAAAACGTCGGCCGCCTTCGCGATCTTCGCGAAAACGTGCGTCTCGTCGATCAGGACAAAGGTCGATTTAGATCCCGTGATCGCGTCCGTATCGGCCGCCTT